GCCCCTGTATATGATTACAGTTCAGCTTGGGAAATTTGTTTATGCGCATCTCAAAATTCCATAGACCTAGATTGGGTTGAATTTGATGTTCGTGATTTACGATTTCAGATTCGCTCAGATCATAAAGAGTCAGGAAATATGTGTGAACATTTTGATTGGAGACCAAAATATGTAGACCCTGTACCACTCAGCATCGATAGTAATCTTTATGATACAGATGAAGAGTATAGAGAATGGCTTCACCATGTAGAAGGCAGCAAGAAGCGCATGTATAAGCAAGAATACGACGAGCATCTTTCTAAAGTTGAAGTGTATGTTGATGATCAGTTTGTTACCAGTATGGAAACATCTGAGAAATCTGACGAAACTTTGATTAAGAGAGATGCTGTTCCTAGACCTATTCATAGAGTCGATAGAACACTTTGTGTTTTTCTTGGTAGTCAAGTATATTTGGCTACGAAGAAATTGTATGAAAGACACACTTTCTTACCTTTTTCTTCAAAGAATGGCGTAATAGTCACACTCACGTTTGGAAGTGCCTACAATAGTAAGCAGCTTTCAGAGTGGTTTGATGAGGCCATTGCTTATTCCAGAACCTGTCCGAATAGTGATACTGTGAAACATTATTTTCATATTATCGTTGCAGGTGATGATGTGCTCGTCATTTCGAAAGCCTATGATACTGGGCTGTTCAAAGTGATAGAAGGTGATATATCCCAATGTGATCATTCAATTAGATTGGCTGCATTGGAGTTCGAATGGAGTATGCTTTATATGTACGGTGTCTCACCACATCGCTTAAATATACTGTCAGCTAACTCTCGTTCAAATTTGGTTGTGCGCAACAACAAATCAGAATTACTCGTGACGGTCCGTCGGGGCCACGAACGCAATACTGGTGGAGTTGATACTACGGTTGGCAATTCCTTATGTGTAGGATATGCATGGATGTATACTTTACACAAAATATCTACGAGAAAATATACCGGACCAATTGATCATAATATTGAGTCTGCTATTATTACACATCTTAGTTATAAATTTGGAATGAGTGTCAAAACACAAATACATGACAATAGCACATCCGACTGCCATGCAAACTTTTCAGGTACTTTCTTGAAGGGTGCATGGTGGCATGCCCGGGTCAGTCAATATCAAAACATTTTTGAAGATGATACTGACGGCTGCGAAACTTGGTGGGGTCCATTACCTAGCCGATTGATAAAATTGAGCAAAGTAATGACCAAACCTTCAGTAATATACCGCCAATTATTGAAGGACCACAAAGAAAGCAAGCATCCTGGTTTCGGTATGAGTTTAATTGAGTCATGGTTATGTGCAATCAGCATGGTAAAATCAATGCGTATGTTTATATTAATACCTCCAATCTATCAATGGTTCGATGCATTAATAAAAGACTACAATTTGTTGAGAACATTACCTGGAAACGAATGGCTGCCCACGGTTGACGAGATCCAAAGCCGCCAAGAAGATATTAAAGAAATCTATAAACCTAAGGGTTTTAAAATTTGTCCTAGAGATTTCTTAGACTTCTGTCCTTGTTGGGTCGACAAGTTCGCAAAGCGATACGATTGCTCTACAGACGACGTTCTGTCATGGAGTGAACAGTTGCAAAAAATACGTCCTGGAACATTTGCAGTACATCCGGTTTGGGAGAAACTAGCCCAAACTGATTATGCCTAAGAGTCGTGCCTTAGGCTGGCGCGTCCCCTAGAAATGGAAAAGCTCCGCGCCATAGGGTGGCGGCGTAACAAATTTCTTATATTTTATTTTATTTCAATTTAATTTAAATTGTATATTTGTTACTCTACGAAGATTAGCGAATT